AAGGTCGCATTGGTTCATCACATACTGCTCCGGCACATCGTCCACGCCATCAGGGATGCCCATCGGGTAACGCCGATTCAACACAGCAAACTTAGCCCTGTTCAGATATGCTCCGACAAGGGCATCGGTCGCTTCGGGGTCATCCACCATCGCTTGAACGTATGCAATTTTCTCTGCGGTAGTCATGCTCATAATTGTTAGTCCTTTTTGGTGGTCTTCTTCGTGGTGGTCTTCTTGGCAGTTGCCTTTTTAGGCTTCTCTGCCGGAGCAGGTTCGGGCTTCTCAGCCTTGACCTGCTCCTGCGGAAGCATACCCACGGAGATAGTGCCGTCCGGGTTCTTTCGTACCAATGCCTACTCCTTTCTCGCTCCTCATCAGGTGGTGGAAGCGTGGAGATAGATGCCATCAGCCTTATTATGCTTAACCCAAGCACCGTGGGCATAGCGGGGCTGCATAAGCCACGCATCGGCCTCGGTATTCTGATTCGGGCTGAAGAAGCGGGGCACATAATGCTTCATAACCTGCATAACGGCTGATGGATGGATGATAAGAAAGTTGATGTCCACGCCAGCAGCATCCTTGGAGTATCCACCAGTACCAGCGGAAGTGGTAGGGGCGGCAAGGTCGATGGCGGTGTAGAAACGCTTCTGAGGAACTTTCACGATACGCATATCGTTGTAGAACTCCACGTTATAGTTCACGTTCCTGTCATCGTTCATAACCATCCTGGTGATGCCAGCTTTCAAGTAGCCATAGACCTCAGGGCAAACGAACAGGATTCTGCCCTCAGGAACTTCGTCATCATCAAGAGCCACGGTAGCGGCATCGATGGCATCGACAGCATCAGAGCCGGAAGCGATCACGGCAGGGGTAGCCACGTTGCCAGCCCCGGCAGCGTACTCGGCAAAGCGGAAAGCATCGACTTCAGGTACGATGTACTGCTCCTCGATCACACGCAGAGCGTTGCTCGCAATGAGCCCTAATGTCTCATCTGAATCGAGGTAATCAAGCATATACGATCTACCACGATCAGTATTCAGAACGTAGTCACGCCATACACTTGTAATATCGCCAGGAACGAAACCAGCGTTCCTGTCATAGTTGCCCATACCAACCAGGTCGAGTTCCAACATCTTAACGGTGTTAGCCCCGGTAAAGCGCACAAATTCAGATGCGGTATCAAGGATGGCAGAGCGAGAAGCGTATACATACTTCTCATCCAGCAGGGGCAGGTACTTCTCAGCAAGGCTGATAGAGTTGCCCACAGGTGCGGTAACAGTAGTTGCCATTTTAGGTTCTCCTTACTTTTTGGTGGGTAGTCCCATCCATTTTCTGATTTGGTTTTCTTCGTCCATTTGGACGGTGTTTGTTGTCGGTGGAGCACCTACCGACAGGGAAGCCTGTTTCGCAAGATTCTCCGTCACGGTCTTGGTCTTCACCGACTCGATCAGTTTGCCGATCCCGGCGAACACGGTGTCCATATCACCATTAGCCATAGCTTCGGCTGTCTGTGCGGCAAGGTCTGCGTCATATCCCAGCGATAATGCTCGGTTGGAGTAAGCACCTATGACCTTGTCACGCTTCAAGGCTTCGTTCTCTTCACGCAGGGCTTTCTCCGCTTCCGCTCTTGCTGCTTCAGCCTGTTGCGCTTCAGTCAGCGTTGCGTTAAATTTCTTCTTCCAATCAGCGGCATCGGACGATGCGTTGTCCGTTGCCTTTTTCTGCTTCGCCAGCTGGGTCTGTAAGTCCTTGATCTGTTTTGCAAGGTCTTCAACAGAGGGCGTGGGTTCAGGTTTCGGTGCTTCCTGCGTGGTGTTGGTTTCAAGGTTCGTAGTGTTCTCTGCCATAGTCGGCACTCCTTTCTGCGCTTTTATAGTGCTTCTCCGCACTTATGCGAATTTTGTTTGGCGATTTCTCTACCGCCGTAATATGTAAAGGCGTTGTTGCCTTTTACGTTTTGATTAATAAGTGGGGAGAAACAGATAGGCGTTTCTGCTTTCGGGAGCTACCCTATCTCCCCACGTTATTTACTTTGCTGTGTATCGGCAGATGCACCTGCAATTAATTACGTTCTCCGGCAACATAAAGTCTCCCGGAAACCGTGCCGAATCGCCGTCATAGGTGTAAAACCTTGCGCCCATCGGTATGGTTGCGCCCTCAAGGTAGTCGTGGGTGTCACGCACTCGGTCATCGCCCATCGTCACCCAAGTCTTGTAGACGGTCACACCCGGATTCCGCTCGGCGTAGTCCCTTGCGCCATCGTCCTCACCTGTGTTGATTGCCCGGTGCGTTTCCGTTTCGGCTACAACGGCAAGCCTGTTGATAAGCGTCTCCACCGCTTGCTCATCCTGCGTGGAGCGGTTGTACTCCTCAAGGTGGTTGCTGATCCGCTTGCGGAAGTCCTCTCCTGCGGTAGGCTTGTCCGCTGTCTCTCGCATCCGCTCTGCGTCCACAGGCAGGTCGGTCTCAAGGTCAAGCCCTGCCACCGTGATGCCGTAGACATAGCCCATAGTGATAAGCTCGAAGATGGTGTCCTCAAGGCGTTTGCGGTCGATGTCCGGGGCGGTCTGCCCCTGTGCGGCATCGTCCGGCAGGATCATCTCGGTCAGCGTGGTGCGGATGTTGTTCAGTTCATCGAACGCAGGAAGCCCATCGGTCATACTGCGCCGCCTGTCTCGTTTTCGCCGTTGTTGCGGTCTTCCTCAACGATCACCGCTTCGCCCTGTCCGTCAGACTGCGCTTCAGCCTTGTCAGCTGCATCCGGGTCGCCCCAGATCATCTTGATGTACTTCTCGGACATCTTGATGTCGCTCACAGGGTCGTTGGAGACTCCGCTCTTCGCCGCCGCAAGTTCGGGATGGAAGCCAGCTGCCATCAGCGTCTGGAACGCCTGTGCCTTGGACTGGATGTTGATTTGCTCATTACGGACAAAGTTCAGTTCAAAGTCGGTAACATCAATCTTTAACAAGTTCCTGTCTCTCAGCAGTTTGACGATGATTCTGTCAAAGCGTCTGTTAGATTCCTTGAACAGATCTTCCGTGTTCCTTGCCGCTGCGTCTGCCTGATACCATCCGGCGTTCGCCATCACAGCCGCCCCGGTCGTGTCGTAGGTAGTGCCGTGTTCGCTCACCAACGGCATCGCACAGATCTGCATGACCTTGGAGTACATATCATCAAGCAGTACCTGGGTCTGCGTTTGATCCAGCTGCTCGGTCAGAATCTTGATGTCGGCTTTGTTTTCACCCACGCTCTTCAGTTCGATAAGCCCACGGTCACGCACCTGGTTCGTAGTAGCACCTTCGGGCAATTCGCAGTTCACCAGCACCATTAACGATTGGACGAACTGCTCAACGGCATCGATTCGGTTGCTTGCCACGTTGTTCATCGCATCCAACAGCGGTACGACTAACTCAAAAGCCGATGTGTTGATGGAGTTATACCGATACTCGATGATCGGGATCTCGCCAAGGTAGTTAGGCTCAACGGAATCGATGGTCACCGCAGTAGCCATGAAGTTATGGGACTTCTGAGGGGTCATCATCTCGCCTGTTGCGCCGCCGCTCAGGTGGTAGATGCTGTCCTTCGTGAACACATCAAACTTGCTCACCTTGTCCTGCACTACGAAGTTCACCGCCATCACAGGCTCGTTGCCCGGTCGGAGCGAGTAAACAACGAATGCGGAGCGAGGATCTAAGGCGTAGGCGTGGAAAGGCTCGTCTACGCTTCCGCTCCTGTCCGCTTCAACGTACAGAGCCGCTTTGCCTACGGTGTGAAACCAATCCACCAGCTTGTTGTCTGCCTGGTGCTTGCCGGAGCGATACAGGTACTCGTTCAGCTTGTCTACCTTGCGCTGGGATTTGTCCTTGCGGCTGATATAAAACGCAGGTTGCGTCAGGAAATAGCCGTTCTTGAAGGCGCAGACCTGGTCGGCGATCGCCATCTGCACGATGTTCAGTATCTCAGGGCGTACATCCTTGTGTCGTGACAGGATCGGCTGCACGTTCCTGCGATACCAATACAGGAACTCTTCCTGCACCATGTTCGTCAGGTGGTAGACAAGTGCGGAATTGACCTCGGCTATCACGTTCTCAGGCGTGATAAGGTCGTTCGTGGCGTAAATGTCCAAACGCCCGAAAAGGTCGTTCCGTATTACGCCTTTATTCATGTTTTCGGTGTTGGAATCAGCCATAAACTCCTCGATTTCCCCATCAAAAAAGCGGATGCTCCGCAGTATTTCCGCTTCACATCCGCACAAAAGGAGAAAAAATGCCTATAGTATCCCTTATTGCCATTCATCCAACGATGATTTTACAGTTATCCACAGATTTGTCAAGAAAGTGGTGGATAAATCGGTGGAAAACTTGTGGAAAACTCCACCATCTGCTTGACTTATCCACCGATCTGCGCTATATTCAAGTCGCATCCAGTCACCTTTGTCTTATTCATTGCATCTGGAGACCTCCTAAGAGAAGCCCCTGTCGGTTTTACTGTTTCCCGGCAGGGGTCATTCTTTGTGTTGACAGGCTCGATCCGCTTTGTTATATTATTAACAACAAATCATCTTGCTCCTTTTGTTTTGTTTGTCGGATCATGTATTAAACACTCCCGGAAGCCGTATCTGCTTGACAGGTACGGCTTTTCCCTTGCTCAGAACCACCGCTTGCTGATCTTCAGCTTCGCACTCTGCCGTCCGCTCACATAAAGCGCAAGCTGCGCCATCGCATCAGGTACATCATCGTGCTTGTTCTTCCCTGCCAGCGTGTATCCGCATAGCTGACGGAGCATCAACCTGTACTCAGCCCACTCAGATCCCTTTATCACGCTGTTGTCACGGAACAGGCAATGCTGCTTCACCCACGAAGCATTGACCATTATCTTCGTCTCTTTCACCGAATTAGTCCACTTGGTCGTGATATGCGTCCTGCCACCGCTCTCGTCTATCCTCTGCTGGCAGACCTGCGCCATCTTACCACCTGCTACGTTAGACTCAAACTGCGCCTGTTGCACCTGGTGCTTCAGGAGCATCTGCACCACGCTCGTCTCCACGATGTCCGGCGCATAGTTCTCGCAGACTACATCCTCGACAAAGAAGTCGTTGCCGTACTGATACACCACAGGCAGTACGCAGTAATCGTTTCCTGTGGTCTTTGTATCGCACACAGCCAATATTGCGTCAGGCTCTCCGTCAGGCAGGTCAAAGTACCGCCGAAGCTCCTCTTCAGGATATAGCTGGCCTTCGTACTCCACAGGCATACCCATATAAAGCGCACGGAACAGCTGTGACTCCATCGCTTCCTTCAGTTCGCTGATGGTCTTCTCGCTATACCCAAGCCCATAAGGATAGTCGAAGTTGCTCCTGCCCTCTTCGTCTTCCACAGGCACGTTGATGAACCTTGCGTCAGGCCGCCCACCGTAAGTGTCTTCCAAACGCCCAAGCACATCATGTACTGACCACCTCGTTGAGATATGCAGTTCACGGACGAAGTTGCCTTGTTCACGCTGCTTCAAGTCAACCGTATAGCTTCTCCACAGGGCTTCCATCCTGTCCCGGTTCATCGCCTGTTCGATGCCTTCCACCAGGTCATCGCAGTAAAGCACGTTGGTCGCACGAAGCTTACCTGCGTTTCCGCTCTTTACCGATGTCAGTTCGATGCTCTGAAAACGCTTGCGCTTCCCAAGGTCTATCCGCAGGTCTTTCGCATTTGTCCCCACTACAGGCGATCCGGGGAATACCCTGTGCCATAAATACTCCCCTTTCGGACTCATTATCCGCAGGATCTCGTCATATACTCCTCGCACAAACTCAATATTGTGCGAACCGATGATGCTCTGTAATTCGGGATGCCTACCCGAAGTCCAGCAGATGAAAAAGATCGCCAGCGTACTCTTCCCTACGCCCGGTGGCAGACTAAGCCCCAACAGCTTCAAACGCCCCATCTCCGCAGGTAGAACTGATTCCGCTCTTCCCTCTCGCTCTCCGCATACCGACAGAACGCATCAAAGTCATACGGCGCATCGAAGAACAAACTCTCTAACTCTATGTCAAGCAACGTGCTTATGTACTCGCACCGACCACTCGCCAGCATCTCTTCGCATAACCGCCGTATCCGCATCGAATAGTCATGCGCCCTCAGAGCATCGCCTTCCAATGTCCCGATCCGTACCTCGCCGCCATCTGCGTCAAATACCTCAAACCTGCTCTGCTCGTCATACGCCTTCACTAACTCAAAAGCATCTGCCAACGCCTTCTCGTCCCACCTCGTCCTCGCTATCTCTATCAGTTTGCTTATGAATCCTCTGTACTCCGAACTCGTCATACCTGCTTCCTCTCTTTCTTCCTGCCCTTCCCGGCTTTTCCTACCCTCGAACGCTTTAACTCTATCGCCGTCCGCTCCCTGTTCTTCCCACCATCGTCATACGGCATCTCATTGATCGTGAACCACGACATCTTCCTCGTCTCGCCCCTCGGAACAGCCACCAAATCCACCCCAATAAAATCCAACGCCCTCACCACATCATCGAAATCAAATTCGCCTTCGTCATCCAACATATCCCATAACTCCGGCATCCCTACCGCTACATCCAAATCATTGATCTTACACTCCTTGATGTACCACCTCAGTACCCTCTCTAAATTCTTTCTCCGGCTCCGCTTCGTAAACTTCATGCCTTCTACATAACTCCTCTGTTATACATTGTCTTGACATTATAACATAAACATTATACCATATCCATCGAAGTCTTCCGCTTCACCCTTCATTCATCCCTGAACCCTCACAGAGCGCATACTGTGGGGGTTCTATTTTTCTTCCACATATCCGTACATGATCCGTACAGAAATAAGCCCGAAACTGATAATGCCTTTTTTGTTTTTGGGGAATGCAGGGGGCTACAGAGATTCCGACCATTGTTCCTTTTTTCTTTTTGGGGAATATAGAGGGCTTCCCCCGCCCCCCTCGTTAAAAAAATGTCAAACCCCCGTGGGTATCAACTATTCGTTAAAGAATCCTTTTACGAATCGAACAGATGTTCGTTTGTGCAGTATATCGGATAAATCCAGGGAAAAACAGAGAATGAGTATATATCGGCTATGGTCTATACATACGGAATGCATAAATGTATAAAAGCAGCTTTATCTGACTATATCCGGCTATATATAGTCCAGCTATGGTATACAATACGATCGTATAGAATAGCCGGATTAGTATGGATTGATTGTAGAATAGGGATATCGGATAAAGGTTAGTATATAAGCACACATTATACACACAATATATAAGCACACAATATACACACACAATATATACATTCGATACTATATTCATATTCAATCGTACCATTAGACTATATATATATATTAATAATAGTCTATTTCATTCT